CCAAGCGGTAAGGCAACGGACTTTGACTCCGTCACCCGTGGGTTCGAATCCCGCCGGCTCAGCCAAACAAAAAAGCCAGCAAACAAGCCTTATTCAGTATTTATCGGCTTATTTGCTGGTTTTTAAAAAAACATTTTTTGCGTTAAAACTTGATTTTTTGTGTTAAAAATTGATTTTTTGATTTAAAATCCAACACGAAATCCAACATGAAATAAATAAATTACGCTTGCTTTTCTGATTTTGAATTGCAGTCGGATTTATTTTTGGAATTTGAGTAGGCGAAAACATTTAAAATTTTCTTTGTGAGTTCATCTGCGTGGTCTTTGAGAGTGTGCTGGTAAATTCGTTGGAGAGTTTCAACATTCTCCCAGCCGCCTATCTCGGCTATGTATTTGTCGGGGATTCCTTGAGCGTGCAGTTCGGAAGCAAAATAATGGCGCAATGAATGAAATTTGAAATACGGTAATTCGGAATTTTTTCGGCACTTTTTGAAATGGTCGTCAATGATGCCCGGATTGATACCGAAGTGATTCCATTTAAGACATTCTTGTATCAGTTCTCTGTCGAGTGGGACAACACGGTTGCCGGCAAAGCTCTTTGGAGTTTTTTTCAAAATCCAGTTTTTGCCCGAATCCTGAACAAGTGACTTGTTGATTATAACACCAAAGTCTGTAAAATCGTCAGGAGATAGGGCAGATATCTCAGAACGGCGTAAAGAACCGTGACTTGCGAGCAACACGGGAACTCTAACATAATCATCGCAAAAGTCAAGCAATGTGTTGATTTGTTCTGTTGTTGGCACGGCAACTTCAACTTTTTGTTTTTGCGGAAGTCTGATTTTGGATAAATCCAATTGACGATAATACACACTCATTACGGAGTGAAACAATCCGTATATATTTCTAACACTCTTAGGAGAATGTGTAACTGCAAGTTCGCTTACGGAAGCTTGAACAAGTTCGGCGGTGATGTTCCTCAGCTTCATCGGCATAAGCAATTGCAAATATTTATTTTGGTATTGCTCATAACCCCTAATTGTTGACGGACTTGACACACCTCGCTTGATACCTATGTATCTTTCGTATGCCTCTTTAAGCGTGAGGTCGTCATAACTTGCCGAACTTCTCTGTCTGTTGTGGCTGAATTCCATTGCCATGTACTCGGCTTCTTTTTTCGTTTTGGCGGTAAACGATTTATAATGCCATTTACCGTTTTCGTCTTTGTAGTCAGGCACTAAGACACGATAGTTGCCTGATTTCAGTTTCTTGGCTTTTGCCATAATATCATCTCCTGTAATGTGGTATCGGCTCTTGTTCCACCAAGTAAAAATGCCGACACCCTTTCAAATTTTCCTCGTACTGTTCCAGCAGTACGGGGATTTTTTAATTACCAAACCATTTAAAGGCTCGTCTAAATCCTGCTTCTTCTGCTTCAGCCACCGTCATTGCGTAGAATTCCCCTTTCTTGCTAATTTTAGTAGAATCATATTGTTGGTCGAAAGGCAAATGATATATTTTTGTTTCACCATACATATCACGACCAATATTACATTTTATACATGGGTAATCATCAACTTCAATATTTTCTTTGAATTTTATACCTAAGTATTTTGCCATTTTCTTAGCCATAGGAGATAGTTGAATATTTGTTATTAAAACTCCCTTAACATTTTCTTTAGGGCAATTGTGCTCAATGCAATAGCTTGCCATAGTACCATATAGTTGAGTTATATGTTTTTCATGTATTTCTTTTTTTGAACTCCAGTATTTACATTGAACTATCAAAACTTTATTACTTTTTTTACATATCAAATCACGACCTAAATCCTCTAATCCCATATATGAACCGAAATAATCAACAGAGTATCCTGACTGTGAATATCTATATCCAATATACAATTCATAATCACGACCAATTTGCCATTTTGATTTTTTATGAGATGCTTTATAACGGTCTAAAGCCAATTGATTTCTTTCCACGGTAGATAAACTGTTATATTCTTCTTTAGATAAATAGTCACGAGTTGGATCATAATCGGGTAATTCATTGACATCTATAATCGGCAAATCATTATAATCCGTTTCAATAACATCTTGTAACGAGGGAAATAGATTGAGTAGGTACGATAATTGGTATAACGCTTCTTTATTTTTTTCAACCATAGCTTTTGCGTCGTGACGAATATCACGAATGGATTTAACTTTTTTCATCCGTTGCTGATTATATCCCCAGTCAAGTTCTTTAGCTAAATGTTCAAGTCCGTAAGTTTCATAATCAGCTACTATTTTGGTCATATACGGAATTGCTGTCAAATTTGATTGTGCAGATTCCAAAAAGGAGATTTTATTTTTTAGTAGTATAATTTGTTTAACATAGTCAACATCGCTTATAATATCTGATAGTATTTTGCTGGCACGGTTTCCGGATGGATTGATAGATTTTATTAGTTCATCAACCTGAGCATACTTTCTTTTCAATTCTTCATACTCTAAATTGGTCTTATCGTCCAAGCGAGAACTGAGATATTTATTGCTTTTTTCAATCTTTAAAAGTTTAATATTGGTCTCACTTAATGAATTTACATCATAAAGATTTGGCAAAAACTGCTCATATCGCTTATCTATTTTTTTATACAATTCGTCAACTGAATTTTGAAGAGCAATCAATTTTTCAGTAGCTTTGTCTTGACCATATATTTGTTCATTAGAAAGTTTGTATTTTCTTCTAATATATGTGTTTTTAATTTTAGTTGCCAATACCTTCACTAAAATTATAACTATAATAAGTAGCACGACACCTAAAAAAGCTAAGGGTAAAAATAATTCTTTGTCCATAAACATCCTCATTTTATTGACAAATATATGTCAATTGATATAAAATAACATTGAGGATATTTAATTTATCTCTCATCCCTATTTTTTATAAGCCGTCTGTTGGTGCGAACAACAGGCGGTTTTTTTATATATTCGATTTTGTAATCCATAATATGTATGAGGTGATTTTATTATGGATTACAAACAGTACCAAAAATCAAGAAATATGTCATGGGAAATCCTTGTAAAGGAAAATATAAAGGAACTTCCGGTAAACATTGTTGAGTTGTGTCACAAGCTTGGCATCGCTGTTAAGTATTATGATAAGTTGGAGCAAGGCAATGACGGTAAATGTACGGTCATAAACAAACAACCTATAATACTTGTACGGCAAGAATGTAACAGACAGCGGAAACGCTTTACCATTGCGCACGAGCTTGGCCATATACTACTCGGTCATGTCGGAAAGTATGAGCTGATAAACAGAGAAATTTCTCCAACAGACAATCCCATCGAACAAGAAGCGAATGTTTTCGCAAGCAGGCTACTTGCACCTGCGTGTGTCCTATGGGGATTAAAGGTCAAAAGTGCTGATGAAATAGCTCAGATATGTGACATAAGTCCAACAGCAGCGGAATACCGCTGGCAACGAATGCAGGAACTCTACAAGCGGAACAAGTTTTTAATTGCTCAGCTTGAACGGGAAGTTTTCAATCAATTTCAAGAATTTATTTCAAATCATCGACATCTGGCAAATCCAGAAGTCTTTTCAAATCGTCGTCTGTTACGGTAGTTGTTTTGAAACTACCGTCACGGGCGGCGGTTTTTATTTGATATACCTTATTAGTATAGTTGCCACTGCCCAATAAATCTTCTGAATATTCAAGAAGTTTATTTTTCCCCAAATTATTTAATGCTTCATAGTTAGCAATCAATTTTTCTTTATGTGAATTTGATTCATCATCAAAGTTTACAAGCTCCGAAAAACTAACATCAAATATTTCACACATCTTTGCAACTAATTCTATATCGGGAGAATTTTTGCCTTTAACCCAATTAGTAACAGCCGCTTGCGATACACCTAATAATTCAGCAAATTTCTTTTGAGAAATATTTTTTTCTTTGAGTAAAGAAATTATATTACATTGTAATCTCTCTCGAATATCACTCATTGATTATCACCTCAACATTATATTAACACGCAAAATTCAATTTGTAAAGATAATTATTAAGAATTTCTTAATAAAATTTCTTAAAAAGCTATTGACAATTAAGAATAACTTAATTATAATAAAGATGAATTAAGAAAATCTTAATTTTTAATGAAGAAAGGGGGCTTGGCTCTATGGTATGGAAAGCTCTTGCCAAATATATAAATGAGCGAGGAATCATGCAAAGTCACCTTGCTCAGGTTACCGGAATGACTACTCAGCAGATTTGTAACATTCTCAACGGCAAAAGAAAACTTGATGTGGAAGAGTACATAAATATATGCAGAGCATTGGGTGTGCCTTGTGATTATTTCATTGAGCGTAAAACAGCATAAGAACCGATACCACATTACATAAAACAAAAGTAGGGGGTGAGAGGAATGGCGGAATCAATATTTATTATAGTGATCGCATTTATGTATATGCTTATATACATAGATAAAAACAGATTAGAAAAACGACTTGATGAGCTTGATGAACTCGATGAGGGGGCTCGCATAAGAAACAACCTTTTCAAGGAATCGTTTGAACTTATCTTCTTTTTTCTCGCCGGCTTTATTATTGTTACCAAGATTTTTGAACTTGTCTACCATTAAAATAAGCAAATTTTCAGCAAGTGCTTTACTGCTTTTGAAATCAATAGGCAGGCATACGGTGACGGAAATGGTGTCGGGAGTGAATGAGGCGGTAATATAATCATCATTCTGTGAAAAATCAAATGTGAAAAATTCAAAGGCTTGTACATTAAGATTTTTAGGAATGTCATTTATATCCGCCGAAACGGTTGTGTTATCGGAACAGTATGTAAAGGTACATTTGCAGAAATCAAAAGGGACACGGCTTTTTACAGTGTCATAAATCTCAGACAATGTCTGAGCATTAAATTTGTTATAGCTGTCTGATGACAGATGTGCAGTAGCTTTATATTTTGTGTTCATAATCAAACCTTCTTTCGGTTTGATTATATCACAACGGTCAAGACAGAACCGATACCACATTACAGGGAAATAACTGCAAGGGGGGTGAGAAGAATGATGAGTGATGATGACAGAGCAAAGGTTGTAAAGTGCCTTGTGAATTTTATTGAAAGAGTTACAAAAAAAGAACGACCTTCAAAGGCAGAAGTGGAAGTTCTGCCCGAGGTCGTAAGAGCTTTAAGAGAATTTATTACCGTTCAGAATTCTTAACATCCAAATAAGAATTACCGAGGGTGTCGGCAATACCGTTGAATAGTGCAGAATAGAATTCAGCTACCTGCTTTCCACCCTTTTCGTCAATTGAAATGCTTAAGTTTGGAGCAATAGCCACTAAAACATCTTTAGCGACTTTATTTGCCAATTCATCAATTGAATAATTACGCATAATAAACTCACCTCCTCTCTGATTATAAATAATATCACGAGTTGAGATGAAATACAAGTTAAGTAAACAGCGTAAAGAACCGATACCACATTACAGGAAAATAACTGCAAGGGGGTGAGGAAATCAATTCTAAGAAACTCAAAGAGTTAATAAAAAATGCAGGCTACACACAGGTAAGACTTGCAGAAGAACTTGACATATCACCCAACTCTCTTTCATCTAAAATAACGGGTAAGTCCGAATTTACTTTAAGAGAAGCAAAAAAAGTTTGTGAATGTCTTGATATAGCAGACCTGAGCAAAAGGGCAGAGTTGTTTTTGACATAAAAAAACAAGCACCGACGGTCCTTTCATCGGTACTTGTTCCCAATTTTTTACCTGTGTAAATTGCAGTCAGAAGTGAGTACAAAGGTTTCTCTCGCTTTTTTAACTGGTGAGGAACCAGTAAACTTCGTCTCAACATCTGACATCAGCAAAAGGACTACCGATTTCTTGATTTACTGCGTCACTTAAGCGGTTTGGCTCCGCTGTGATAGCCTTAGCATTCGCATTTAACAGGAACCGGCAAAGTCAAAAGTTTGGTCAAAATAACCAACTCCTTCCTTTTGCCCAAAAATAGGCTAATTTAATTATACAAATATTTTTGTATAATGTCAAATTATTTTAAACCGATACCACATTACAGGGAAATAACCACAAGGGGGTGAGAGGAATGGGCGACATTATCATATTGATACTTATGATTATTCTCGCAGTTTCCAAAACTATAGAGGCGGTACTAACCTTTAATGAAGTATGTGAAGATCGTTCCAATAATCATTGCAACAATCTCAACGATAGTTCCGATGATTTTCCAGAAAGACGGTTTCTTATACCACGGCTTCTTATTGCGGGAATTTGCATCGGTACGACTGTCGGATACGGAATCATAGTAGTTAAAGAAATCTTTCTGTAAGCGTTTGAGAATGTTTTCAGCAAGTGCTTTACTGCTTTTGAAATCAATAGGCAGGCATACGGTGACGGAAATGTTATCGGGAGTGAATGAGGCGGTAATATAATCATCATTCTGTGAAAAATCAAATACGAAAAATTCAAAGGTTTTTACATTAAGATTTTTAGGAATGTCATTTATATCCGCCGAAACGGTTGTGTTATCGGAACAGTATGTAAAGGTACATTTGCAAAAATCAAAAGGAATGCAGTCTTTTAAAAGATTATAAATCTCAGACAATGTCTGAGCAGTAAATTTGTTATAGCTGTCTGATGACAGCTGTGCAGTAGCTTTATATTTTGTGTTCATAATCAAACCTTCTTTCGTTCTGATTATAACATAACGGTCAAGACAGAACCGATACCACATTACAGGGAAAATAAAAGTAGGGAGAATCATTATTATGAATGAAATCAGAGTGAGGATTAAAGACCTCATCAAAGAGCTTCAGATGTTGCAGAAGGACGGCTACGAATGTGCTGACCTCACAATTGAAGAAGCCGAGGAAGGCATTCCGGCTCGCATTATGCTCAGCGACTACGGCTGTGTATTTGAATGCAAAGACTGACAAGGGGGAGAGAGAATGGATAATCGTAACATCACGAGTATTGTTATTAATTACGATAACGGCGAAATAGAAACCTTAAATAAAGGTGTAGTTGTTGGTTTTGATGAAATCGACAACGAAGAAGAAACTATCAAGGTCAGCTATCGTATGTGCGATATTAAAGGCAACGAGTTAGCAATGGTTGTTGAAGCTATTATTGCATTGGGCGACAAACTCGGAATGTTTGACAACGGGGGTGATAGCAATGAAGATGATTAAAGTAAAAATTGATACCTTAATCAGTAAACTTGAAGAAATCAAGGCAAGCGGACACGAAACGGTGCATTTGTCTATTGTAGAGGGTAACCCAAGGCACAAAATCCCTGCGCATGTTGACCTTGATGCAGACAAGGATTTTCGTTGTGTGCTCGAGGTGAGAAAGTGAGCCGAATTACAGTAAGAATTGATGACCTAATCGGTCAGCTTAACGAAATCAAACGAGATGGTGCTGAAAAAGTTTTGCTTGAAATTGAAGAAGGTGTTGCAGACCCCGATGAGAATTGTCCGAACAGAATAAATCTGATGCCTGCATATCATCCGAGTGAAATTTTTTCGCAAGTTTATGAAAGCTACTAAAGCAAAAGTCGATACCAGATTACAGGAATAAATAACGAAAGGGTGAGAAGAAAATGCCAAGAAAATTAGCCAAGCCCGAGGACCAAATGAAAAGACAGTTGATTGCCAATATACAGTATGAGGCAGAAATCAGAAGTATTGACCGTGAAGGACAGGCTCTTGTGGCACATTGCTCTGAGGGAACCTACAGAAAAAGAATTAAAGATCCGGGTACTTTTACGGTGGAAGAGTTGTCAAGGCTTGCCAACAAATTTGGCATACCTATTCAGAACCTTTTCAAGGCAAGGGTGGTGTGTGATGAATGAATGACAAAACACTTGACGAACTAAATGACATGGCAAAAAGGTGGATTGACGGAGAGGTTAATCATCTTGAAGTCGTGTCTTTGAAATTGTTTGACCGTTTGTTGGTGCTGGAGCTTGCCAACGCATACAGTATGTGCAAGGTCGGTTTGTTATCAGAGAAGTACACTGCCGCATATAAATTAAAATTCTTTCAGGAGTATCGTGAACTGAAGCTCAAGACAGAACATTTGCTGGTCCAACAGGAACAGCAGATTGACTCCGTGAGGAGTGCAAGTGTAACTCTTTCGGAAGTCTGCAAGGAATACGGTAAAGATGAGGTTGACCTCGTTAAACTGTGCGAATTACAAGCAAAGGCAATTGATGAGCTGACACATGAAAATGTACATATAAAGCTGTGGAACTCGGTCAGAGCATACAAAAAGCCTAAAGATTACGCAAGGCGGCATATGAGCAAGATTGTTGATGAGCTTATAAAACGGTTTGGAAGCAAGGTACCGTTTGAGCAGACGGTTATTTCATATCTCAACACTTGCCTTAAAGACAACCGCAGAGAGATGTGGGAGCAGCTGACAAGCGATGACTATCCGACAAAGGCAAGACAGCAGTTGCCAGTTAAGGACGGTAACGCAAAGGGCGAGCTTGAATCAATGAAGAAACATTACGGTGTGAGAGCCGAAAAAATTGTAAAGGAGAACAATGAAAATGATTTTCAAAAACTGGAAGAGCAAAAGCGAAATCAAGAGAGAGTCGGCTAAAAAGGAGCTTGATATTAAGCACCTCAACAACCGCAATGTAATTGCCGACGAAATCACAAATGTACAGCTTGACATTATTGACCGACTCAAAGCAGAGAACAACGAACTCAGAGCCGAAAATGAAAGGCTCAAAGCAGAAAATCTGACACAGGGTTTTGAGTGTGTTGGAGTATCGGCTATTTGATTGTAAGGAGAATGGAAGTAAATGAAAATGAAAGTCTATAAGTGTGATAGTTGTAACAAAGTTATCACAGATCCGTACACAGTTAACATGAGGGAATTCTATTTAGGGTTTGATGCTGATTGCCTTGGCCTTATCGGGATTGCAATTCCTTTTGAATGCAAGAGAAAAATAAAAATACATCTATGTGATGATTGTTTCAAAGGCTTGCATGTTATTGCCGAAAAAAAGGAGCGTGAAAAGTAATGGAAAGAAAACCGACATTGACTACGATTGCAATTGACAAACTTCATCCGCACCCCGACAACCCTCGTAAGGTTCTCGGGGATATTGATGAGCTTGCTGACAGCATTAAGGCGAACGGCATTCTCCAAAACCTCACGGTTGTGCCGATGAATGACGATTGGACGGAGTTTACTGTTATCATCGGACACCGCAGGCTTGCAGCGGCAAAGCAGGCAGGATTAACTGAACTGCCGTGCGCTGTTGTTGAGATGACTGAAAAGGAACAGTTATCTACAATGTTGACCGAAAATATGCAGCGGTCAGACTTAACCGTATATGAAGAAGCAAAGGGCTGTCAGCTGTTACTCGACCTCGGTGATACGGTCGCAGAGGTTGCCAAAAAAACAGGCTTTTCCGAAAGCAAAATCAGACGGAGAGTAAAACTCTGTGAGCTTGACGAAGACGCTTTCAAAGAGAGCCAAATCCGACAGCCTACATTGCAGGATTATGACAGGCTGAATCAGATTAAGGATATTGATGTAAGGAATGAATTGCTTAAATCAATCGGCACTAATAACTTTGATAATCGACTTTATTCAGCCGTGCGAAAGCAGAAAGATGACGAAGAAAGAGCAGAGCTTGAAAAAATCTGCCTTGATAACGGTATGACGAAGTGTGAAAGCCGTAACGATATCCCAGAAAACTGCGAATATGTAGGCACGATTGGAACAGCACAATTATTAAAAGAGTCCTTCGATGACGATAGGAAGAGATATTTTTTCTTCACAACATACGGAATTTATGTAACTATCTATATTCAGAAAACAAAAGAACAAATTGAAAATGCTGACGCAGAAAATAAAAATAGGAATGCTAAAAGGCAAAAGTTCGATGAACTTGAAGCACAGGCTAAAGAAATCAATCAGCGTTGCAAAGCTCTCAGAGAAAGCTTTATGCTCGAAGGCAACTTTAACGATGATGCCAAAAAACAGGAATTAATCAATTACATATTGTATTCGATGTCGGAGTGCAGAGAATACGATGACAGAAGTTTTTATTTCCTAAGTGGTCTCAAACACGAAAACTACGAATGCATAAATCTTGATGATTGCATGAAAGACACCGGAAAAATGTTAATGGCAGCGGCATATGCGTTTTTTGAAGATCTTTACAACACAAAATATATTAATGTTACATATGACGAGGGTATTCAAAGAAATATCAGCCCCGAGCTAAACAGATTTTATAATCTACTCGTCAAGCTCGGCTATGTGATGAGTGACGAAGAGATTCAGCTCCGTGACGGCACACATCCGATTTTTACCACCGGTGAAACAAACTAAATAAGTTAATCACACAACTGCACTTGTGAGATTATATATCTCATTTTATACCTATACCTACTTTTCTGAATATTACCATTTTACAAATATCTCAGACAGGTGCAGATGTCTGAGATGATTTTTAAGAGGTGAAAAAATAATGGCAAAAAAAGAGGAAGATAATACAGGGTACATTACTCAATCTACTCGTCATTCTATGCTTGTATCATTGAGCCGTGAAATCAATGTGATTTCAGACGAAAACGCAGTTTTATACGACACAATAATTAAATTGTGCCAAAAGTTCTTTCCTGAAAAAAACAACCAAAAATTTTGTGCTCAATGTAAGATTATGGAGAAAGGAGCTTATGCACCTAATCCTATTGATGATCCAACCACACCCTACATAGAATCTCACATGCTGAGATTAGAAATGCTTGCAACCGGAAATATGGAGCTAAAAGACCAAATTGTTAAAATGTGCCGGCTGTTACTTGAGGAGAAAGACAATGACAAAGGCAATGACAGAAGTAAAACTTTGTTTACAATATTTGACACTCCCGAAAATGCCCCGAAACTGTGGAACAGAAGAACATATTGCTATCAAGCCGAAAGAGCCGTACAGGATATGACTGCCGAAAAAGCAAGTGAAAGCGATATGATTTTGAAAGGCAAGAAAGGATGATCTGCCGATGAAGCAGTATGAAGCTGACCAACAGCGGAAGTTATTTCAGTGGACGACCTTCATCCGGGCAAAGCATCCTGAAATTGATTTGATGTTCCACATTCCGAACGGTGGGAGCAGGAATAAGCTCGAAGCGGCCAACCTTAAAAAGCAAGGGGTAAAGGCAGGTGTACCGGATTTGTTTTTACCTGTTAGCCGTGGAGGTTATCATGGTCTGTTCATCGAACTAAAATACGGTAAGAATAAGCCGACTGAAAAACAAACCGAATGGCTTAAAAACCTTAATGAACAAGGCTACGCTGTCGCTGTATGTTATGGTTGCGACGAGGCAAGCGAAAAAATATTAAAGTATTTGAAATTAGGTGAAATAAATGAGTGAAGAAAAAAAGAAACGAGGTCGCAAGAAGAAACTCGACCGAATAGACAGGATGTGTCTTTACTGTGCCGATTACAACGCAAAGCACGGCACAAGTTACAGCTATGGCCAGTTTGTTGCGCAGATAGCCGCAGGAAAAATTAAAAGACTTGGATTACACGACTATGAGGGAGGTCTTACAAAATGAGTGAAAACAAAAAACCGGTTGCAGCGGAAATACAGGACAAGCCGGCACCGGCAGAGACATTGACCTGCCGCTCTTGTAAGGAATGCCGAGGGTACAAGTTTTGTGCCAGCAGAAGCAGGGATTATCCTTGCAGCTGTTTTATTAAAAATGAAAGGTGACTACATATGAGACGAGAAGATAAAGAATTTTTAAAATCTCAGATTGAGAACTTAAAAGAATCCGCACACGAGCGTTCACTTAAGTGTTTTGCAACAGTGCTTATGCAGACTGATTATCTTCAGCTTAAATTATTCAGAGCTGAAAAAGGCTGCAAAAAGCTCAGGGAAGAAAACAGAAGATTAAGAGCAGAAAATCAGATGCTCGAGGACAACATGGGAAATCTCTTGTGTACAAGAGAGGAAGAAATGAAGTACAACCGAGTGCTTAACGAAAATATCATAAAACTGGCTGAGGTCAACGCTCTTATGGCAGGTAAGCTCTCGGTGTATGAGCCTATTAAGAAGGCTGAATCTCAGCCCGATGAGACGGCTGACACAGTAAGAGCGTCAGATCCGGCAGAAGAATAATCAAGGCAACTCCCTTGCTACATGCGAAATCCAATCTAAAATCAAGAAATCAAACAAAATTCACAGTTTTCGTATTCAAAAACTAAAATCAAAAAGCAATGACTTCTTTTTTTGATTTTAGCTGTTACAAAAAGAGCCGAGGCAACGGCTCAACATATTGCAATAAAATAAGAACACACAATTGCAGAGTAGCAAGGTTTGCAAAAAAGCAGTAGCTCAATGGTCAGATGGGCTACTGCTTAGTTATATCTATCAGCGTTAAAATTCCAAAATAGAATAATAATTAGTCATAAAACAAGGAGCTGAAATGCTCCTTAACCCCCTTGCTCAAATGATTAATTAAGTCGGGAAAACGAGAATAATATACTATAATAAAAGGTTAAGCGTATGTACACATATAAGAGAAAAATCAAAAGCGGAGAAATGATTGAGGTCGAATACTATCAATCAATCCGAAAAATCGGAAAAAACTACGGCGGCAGAAAATCAAATAATTCTTTAAGTCCTGCCAAGATGAGAAAGGCTAACAAGCTCCGAGCTGTAAAGCATATTCAAAGGCTTATCAATGCAAATTTTTCAAGCGGTGATTTTTTCTGCCGTTTTTCAGCGCCGTACGGAACATATGAAAGCGAAAAAGAATTTCGTGCCGAGGTGGGTAGGTGGCTTGGCCGAATCAATTACAGACTAAAAAAGCAGGGCAAGGGCAGACTTAAATACATAGGCTTTATCGAATGCGGAAAAAGCGGTAAAAATTGGCACATACATATCATCATTAGCAAAGAGGACCGAGAACTGTTATTTGAACAATGGCCGTATGAAAGTGGTCAGAATTTTACACCGCTGTACAAAAACGAGAATTTTAAGAAGTTAGCTAATTACATAACAAAAGATTTGACCGGTAAAGAAGATGTTGATGCCGCACAAAAGCGGATGATGACAAGTCGCAATCTTACAAAGCCTGAATCGGTCACAAGAAAGGCGAAAAGAAAAGAGATTAGAGCCTTAGAGCGTGGAGAAATGATTGAAGCGCCCGAAGGTCATTATCTCATTGAGGACGATTACTCAATGAACTACTCGGATATCGGCGGTGCAAAATGGTATTTTTGTTTTTTGCCGATTACGCAGAGGCGGAAATGGTAAATAATGGTAAATTCAGACCGTGCGATGTACGGTCTTTTGGGGTTGCACAAAAATGAAGTATGCAGCGGAATAGACTAAAAATCAAAGGAGAGATAAATTTGAAAGAAAACAAAGCCAAATGTCCGTTCTATTCTTACGATAGCCAAAGTAAGATTTGCTGTTTCGGGGCAGTTCTCAAAAGTAAGAGCACAACGCTGTTTTTTGATTCGCCGCAAGACAAGGAAAATCACTTCAACGATTTTTGCGGGAGCTATTGTTGGAGGGGCTGTCCGCTTGCTCAGACGATCAGCAAAGATTTGTAAAACATCAATCTTTTAAAAACATAATATGCAAAAATTTTAAATCAATTCAAAAATTTTACTTCTGTCACGGTTTTGCCTTTCGGTGAAACCGTGTTTTTGCATACCAATATTAGGCACGAAAAAAAGTGTACAAATTTGGTATTAAAGTTTTAACTTTTTTGCGTGAAAGAAAAAAGCTAAAATTAAGACACGAAACATGTACAAAAAGGCGGTGAGTTTATGAGTCAAAAAAAAGACTTGAAAGGACAGCAGACAGAATTAAATGAGCAAAAAGTGATTGACTGGGTGCAAATTAAAGCTGAATATATCAGCGGCACAATGTCCGCTTCAAAACTTGCCGAAAAGCACGGAGTGAGCGTGTATGCAATCCGAAAAAGGTCGGGGAAAGAACGCTGGCAGGAGCTGAGGCGGCAGAATCAGAGTGAAACCGCAAACAAAATAGCAGAGAAAATCAACACAGAGAAAGTGAAGAAAACCGTCAGAGAGATTGACAGAGTTGTGGCCGTTGCCTCAAAACTTATCACAAAGTTGAACAGAGCTGTTAATGAGCTTGACAAGGACGAGGAGCTCATCAAGAAGAAAGTAACGGTTAAAGCCGAAAAAAGCGAAGATGAGAAAACCGCCACAGCGGAAGAAGAATACAGCTACGATTATGCAAAGCGAAAAACACTTGTAAATACAAAGCGAGCAGCGGAGATTTCAAAGAGTCTGCTCAATGTTCGTGACATACTCGCAGATTATACGACGGAACAGGACGAAGAGAACGCTCTCGGCATTATTGAAATCCCGATGCAGGAAGTAATGCAACCTCCCGAAGATGACGAGCAGGACGGTGAAAGCGTTGAGTAAAAAAGTCATATGGACTCCTCAGCCAAAGCAGAGAATTGCGTTGAGCCGTGGCGAAGATGAGATGTTATACGGCGGTGCTGCCGGCGGAGGTAAGACCGATTATCTTGTAGTTGAGGCGGCTCGACAGGTGAATATACCTGAATACAGAGGGCTGATACTCCGTAGGGCTGTGCCTGACCTTGCGCGAATTATTGACCAAACACGGGCGATTTATCCGTCAATTGACAGAGGGGCAAGATACAACGCAACAACGAGAGTGTGGACCTTTTCAAGCGATGCACAAATTAAGCTCGGCTCTTTATTCCGCACGAATGAAAAATATAAATACCAAGGTCAGCAATACGATTTCATCGGCTTTGACGAATTAACGCAGTTTACATTTGATGAATACAGCTACCTTAAATCCCGAAATCGTGGTAACTGCAAGGCAACGAAGGTGTATATGCGGTCAACTGCCAACCCCGGCGGAGTAGGCCACGGCTGGGTGAAACAGTATTTTGTGACTGCCGGAACTCCGGGCGAAACTATATGGCTCAGCGACAAAGTAATTATGCCTGACGGCACGACCAAAAACTATTGGAGCAGTAAAGTCTTTATTACTGCGAGCGTGTTCGATAACAACGCCTTGATGAATAATGACCCCGATTATGTCAAGCGACTGGCACAATTACCCGAGGCGGAGCGTAATGCCTTGCTATACGGCTCGTGGGATAGTTTTGAGGGACAGGTGTTTACCGAGTGGATAGATAACCGAGAGCATTACAAGGACAGACGGTGGACTCATGTGATTGAACCATTCAAAATTCCGCAAAGTTGGCGAATTATCAGATCATACGACTGGGGCTATACAAGACCGTTTTCAGTCGGTTGGACTGCAGTTGACCAAGACGGCAGATTTTACAGAATCAGAGAATTATACGGCTGTAAGAAGAATCAGCCGAATACAGGTGTACGCTGGCCAATCGAAAAAGTGGCACAGGAAATCCTTGCAATTGAAAATAATGACCCTCAGATTAAGGGCCGTCAAATATACGGAGTTGCCGACCCTGCAATTTTTGCAGAGCAGGGCAGCGGAAAAAGTCAAGCCGCAACGCATGCACAGTTGGGTGTGTTTTGGAACAAGGGCGACAATGCGAGAATTGCCGGAAAAATGCAGTTTCATTCACGGCTCGCGTTTGATGAGGAAGGCTATCCGATGTTTCAGTGTTTTAACACCTGCACTAACTTCATCAGAACAATTCCGAACCTCGTATATTCACAGATTGACATCGAAGATATTGACACCGAGGGCGAAGATCATATTTATGACGAACAGCGATACGGCTTTATGACCTCGATTATTACACCAAAAGAAGTTGTACTGAGAAATGCAAGGGCATTTGACCCATTGAATATAAGTCAGACACAATATTACAGATAGGAGATTACCAAATGAGCGAAGTAAAACGAGATGAAAATGGTATGATTATGCCGGTTAAAAGCACATATCCAGCTCTGACTTCTGACAAATCAAAGCTGAGCAATGTTTATGGTGCAGGCAATAAGACTGATGAAGAGCCGAAATCAGCCGAACAGGCAGAAAAAGAGAACGAGAGCAGCGGCAAGCCTATCGGACTTGACGAAATACACGAGGCCATGCAGACCTTCCGCAAATATCAGAACAGCAAAAAGCAGTATGATGAAAGATTTAAGCAGGCATTTAAAGAATATAATCTGCTCTATACAGAGGCGACTGCACCGCAGATTAAAACTGACGATAACGGCAGGCCTCGAAAGGTGCTTGTACCGAAACGCAAAGGAGCTCAGGCACTCAATGTCATAATGAACAAGCATGCTGACGCTATGGATAACTACCCCGAAATCATTTGTCTGCCGAGAGCACAGGACGATGAACAGGCTGCAAAGACACTCAACAGCGTAATACCGTGCATACACAAACGCAACGGATTTATAAGGACCTACTCTGATGAACAGCTTGATAAGTTCGTAGGCGGTTGCGGTTGTTATGCCGTGTTATGGGACAAGACAGCGGAAAACGGACTTGGTGACATTGCTATCAGCCGAGTTGACATTTTGAATCTCTTTTGGGAACCGCACATTGAAAACATACAGGACAGTGCGAATGTATTCTTTGCCCGATATTATGACGAGGAAGGAATCAGAAAGGTATATCCCGAGCTTGAAAGCGTTTCGACTGCATCTCTCGGACTTGTGGAACACGAAACCTACGACAACAGTAATAAATCCAATGATAAAGTCATCTTACTTGACTGGTACTACAAAAAGAACGGCGAACTGCACCTCTGTAAATTCGTCGGTGAACACATTCTCTACTCTTCGGAAAACGAGGGCAAGCCGATTTACAACCACGGAAAATATCCGTTTGTGCTTGAACCGATGTTCAGACTGCGGGATACTCCCGTGGGCTTCGGATTTATGGATGTAGTCAGAGCACCGCAAAATCAGCTTGATGAACTTAAACACGATATGCTTGTGAATATCAAAGTCAATTCACAGCCGAGAATTTACTCAAATACAGCTGTCGGAGTGAACAATGATGATATGACCGACCTTGACAAGACTGTAATTGAGGTCAACGGACAGTTGCAGGGTAACATTGCTCCCGTCGAATCAAAGGAGCTTGCCTCAGGTGCATGGAGCTTGTACGACAGATTGTCGAATGAAATCAAAGAAACCTCTGCCACAAACGATGCAAGCAACGGAGCGAGTGCGGCAGGTGTTACAAGCGGTTCGGCAATTGCGGCATTGCAGGAGGCAGGCGGAAAGGTAAGCAGAGACTCGAATAAACTTGCACAGGAAGCAATGACGGAGCTTGCACAACTTGAAATTGAACTGATGAGGCAGTTTTATAACTTGCCGAGAATTTTCAGAATCACGGGTGAAAACAATCAGACTACATATGAGGAGTTTGACAATACAGACCTCAGAAAACAGCCGTTGACCTATACAGACACAGACGGACAGACGGTAAATTATACCGACGAGGACGGCAACATACTTGAACGACTGCCGATTTTCGATATTGACGTGAAGGCGCAAAAGGCAAGCCCGTTTGCAACTGCCGCACAAAATGAAATGATGATGAATCTGTTCCAGATGGGTGCTTTCAATCCGCAGGCGGCTGATGCCACACTCGTCATGCTTGACGGCATGACATTTGAGGGCAAAGAAAAACTAATTGAGAAAATCAAGCAGAATCAGACCTTGTCACAGGCTGTACAGGAGCTTTCTAACAAGGTGCAGATGTTGGAAGCAATGAATGCAAGCAGAACAGCGGCTGATGTGCAGAATGCTATGCCGAGCGAAAACGCACAGAACGCACAGCAGACACCGCCACAGCCAGAAAGCGAGGCAACAATGTGATTGAAGTAACATTGATTGACAGCGGAAATCTGATATATTTTGAAAGCAAAGGACACGGCTCACATGATGTGTGTGTTGCCGTGAGTGCTTTATGTTCTACATTTTTGCAATACGTGCGTGAAATGCAGGACGAAAACAATGTGACGATAGTCAACGAAAAGTATGAGCAAGGTCACACAGAATCAGAGTTTTATATTGTCAGCTCAGATGCCGAAGTCCGACACGGCATTAAAGCACTATGGACGGGATTTGAACTTTATGCCGAGAATTATCCGGATGAAATAAAGCTTAAATATGATGACGGCAACCCGAAATAAAGTTTAAAATCAACAAGACTTTTAACTTTTTTTGAAAAATTAAGGTTGATATAATTAAAATATAAGGTCGCAGTAGTGGGACTGCATTAAGACCTGACACCTCGGAAAGACGAGAGAGACACCGCGGATAGACGCGAGAAATGAGGTTCTTATGAACGACAAATTTTTAAGTCTTATCGTAAATCTGCATGACGGCGACTCAGCAGGCGCAGCTGACGGCGGAGACGGAAACGGTGAGCACGGTGAAGCCACAAGCACCGAAAACAACAACATAAGCCGTGAAACGAGAGAGAGAGCAGAGAGAATCGGCATAGGTGACGACCTTATCGACGATTACAATAAGGCTTTCGGCAACGGCAATCAGAATCAGAATAATAACGCAGAAGGCGAAAACAACAGCACAGACACAGACGACGAAGAAAACTTAGAAGAAGAGTTTGAAAAGCTGATTAAAGGTAAATTCAAAAATGTGTATCAGAACAGAGCGCAGTCTTTGTTTAAGGACAGAATGTCAACCAAAAACAAGCAGATTTCCGATATGCAGAAAAAAGAAAGCACCGGCAATCAGATTTTCGCTCTTATTGCAAACAAGTACAATGTACAGCCCGATGACCTTGACGGTCTCCTCAAAGCCGTATCAGAGGATAAGGACTTGTTTGCTGAAAAGGCTCTTGCCGCAGGAGTAACGACAGAAGAGGCACGCAACGATTTCTTCAATCAGCAGAAAACAAATGCACAGGAAGAAGAACTCGAAACCCTCCGCAGAGAAAAAGCCGCAAGAGAGCTTGACACACATTTGAGAACAATTGCAGCGGAAACGCAGAAGGAATTTCCAAACTTCAACCTTGAAGAGGAATTTCAGAATCCGTCATTCAGAACCGCTCTTGACTTTATTGCTCAGCAGAAAAATGAACAGAACGAAAAGACAGGTCGTAATGATGAAATTTACGATTTGACAACTGCTTATAAAATGGCGCATTTTGATGAATTGCAGAAAGACCTTGTCAAGCGTTCAAGCTCTGCCGCAATCAGTGCGGCGGCACAGTCAATTCAGAGTGGTGCAAGACGACCAACCGAAAATGCGGTCAAGAAAAGCGGTACAACCACGCAGAGAAAGAGCGTGGCCGATATGTCTGACGCTGAATTTGATGCTTTTTATGAAAAAGTAAAACGAGGCGAGGCACACCTCTAATGCCTTGCCGAAAGGAAGGTACGACAATGAAAAGCAAGATTATTAAGCTTATTATCAATATCCACGGTAATACGGTTGACGCAGGCGGTGTAAACAAGTCAAACGGCTATGTTTACAATGCTTACGGCAACACAACATCAACCTCGGGCAATGACTGGACACCCGAAAAAGCTACATATTATCACAAAGTGTTCCTCAAGAACCTGACAGCGAAATGCGTTCACGGTCAGTTCGGTGAGCATGACACAATTCCAAAACAGTCGGGCAACATCTACAATAAGAGAGGTATTTCACCGTACCCGACAGTAACAACACCGTTACAGGAAGGCATTACTCCTGTCGGCAATAAGATGAGTTTCTACTATGTTGAGATTGCGGTCAATCAGTACGGCGCTTATACACCGATTACCGACTGGGCAAGTTTCTGCAGCCGTGATAATGTGATGACAAAGGACAGTGAGGAGCTTGCTTCACAGGCAGGACGCTCAATTGAAGAGATTGACCGTGAGGCTCTTAATGCCGGTACAAGCGTAATCTATGCACCGGCTGTAGGCTCTGACGGTACGGTTACAGAGGTTGCAAGCCGTGCGGCAGTTACGGCGAACAGTAAGCTCACTATTGACACCATTTTCAGAGCGCTCAATTACCTTGAGTGCCAGAACGCTGAGCCAATCGGAGAGAACTATGTCGCTGTTGTACATCCGAATGTTAAGTATGACATCATCAGCAACAAGGATTTCATCAGCGTAGTTAAGTATGCTCACGCTGACAGAATCTTCAAAGGTGAAATCGGTACAATCGGTAATGTTAAGTTTGTACAGTCAAACTTTGCGAAAGTGTTCAAGGGCGCAGGCGCAAACAAAATTGATGTTTACTCAACTCTTGTGTTCGGTAAGGACGCATATGTTACTGTTGAGATTGAGGGCGAAGGTACTCAGACAATCGTTAAGGGCTTTGGCTCAGGCGGTACATCTGACCCACTCGACCAGAGAGCAACACAGGGATGGAAAACAACTCACGGCGTCGGCATTATCGGTCAGACAAGAATGGTTCGTATCGAATCAGCCTCATCTCTCAACACAGTAGCACAGACAGCTTCTCCGGCTGTAGCATAATCGGGAGGTATAACCTATGGCAACAACAAAGAAAGCCGCAGAGACGGCAGAAAATACAGAAGTATCGGCAGCGGAAACTACTGCCGATACCGTAACAATTGAAAAATCTCAGCTTGATAAGCTCCTTGGAATGTATGACGAATTGCAAGAACTCAAGAAGAGTATGCCGACAGACCGTAAGGCGGAAAAAATCAAGCAGGACAAGGAACTTGCAAAGCTGATTGAAAAGGCAAACAAGGAAAGTGAAGAACTTGTTGAGTACATCGTTCCGACAGGTTCGATGAAGTCAAACAAGAATATTGAGGTCAATATTAACGGCGTGCAGTACACTGTTCCGAGAGGTGTTAAGACGAACATTCCCCGCAAGGTTGCGGAGATTATTGACAACTCAATTAAGCAGGCTGAATTTGCTCAGGGCGTGCAGGATAAGGCTGCCGAGATTGCCCAGCAGGCAATTGCCGAGGGCAGAATCTAATTCAATAACAAGGAATAAATTGTACTCCTTACACAAAATTCGCAGAAGGGCGGGGGCGGTAGCTTCCGCCTTTTTGCGTACACAGATATTAGAGAGGTGATTATATGACACTTGACAAGGTGATTGAAAGAGTGAGGAATCTTAAAAGCGGATATGATGTGTCCGATGAGGACATTATAAGTTATATTAATGAGGCAGAAATGGAAATCATCAGCAATGTAATAAGTAATCGCGAAGGTGATAATTGCATAGTTGGAACATACGGGAACTATCAGATTGATACGGACCGTGACTTTGAACTTCTTGCACCTGCTCCATATGATAGGATGTACGAGGTGTATTGTGCGGCACAGATTGACAGGGACTACGAAGAGGCTGAAAGATATTCCGTTGATATGAGCGTATATAATCAGCTGAGGCAGGATTTTGGAGCGTTTTGGTTCAGAACGCACCCGCAAAAGAAAAGGTATAACTTTCACATTGGTTAAGAGGTGACAATATGCTACCCGAATTAAGAATACCGAGGAGAGACACAACGAGTATCAGTGTGTTCAGAGGATTAAACAGAAGTCCAAACACAGGATTTTCAAGAGTTTCAAGCTCATCAAGCAGTATTTACACAGAGTTCAAAGATTTAAAAAATATGACTTCTGATAAATACCCACAGCTTGCACCGAGAGCAAACCGCTCACGAATTACTTCGGACGATAAAATCAAAATTATTTCGAATCTATTGTCGGCTAACTCAGGTTTGATTTATATTGACTCAGACAAAAATCTGCATATCGGGGCAGAGGTTACAAAGATTGATGAGATTGATGCGGCCAAACAGCACCATATCGTTTTATACGGCAATAAGGTTGTAGTATTCCCCGAGAAATTCTCGGTCAATATTAGCAACAAAAAGGTGACTAAGATTGACTGCCAAAACAAAGATTTGAGCACACGAGTAGAAACAAAGAGTAATTTGCAACTTGATGCCTTGACATATGATTACGCATATTTGTTATGTTCAATTACACGGTCACATTATGACGCAAGTGCGAACAAGAATTATCGACCGAGCGTAACTTTATATACCAGCAACGATTTAACCGACACCAAATATCAGTTGACAAGTAATAAAGACATGGTTGATATATTCAGCTTAAATGATATTAAGATAGGCACGGTAATTGAAAGTTATAACAACTTTTATTCTGTTGTCGGAATTGAAAAGAGCGACAGTACCTATAAAAAGAATAGGCTTTTGAAATTCAAAAAGTTGTCTCAAAAATTTAATTATACGACAATAAGAGCCAAAAACATTGGATTGCATATTGAAGCTGGAGATTTTGTTAAAATCAGCGGATTAACTGACTCTCTTGTCAGCACAGATGCCGAAAGCTACGTTGATAAAACTTATATTGAAAACCTTAACGGGAAAACTTTCAAGGTTTATTACGTTTCAAAAAATGAGCTTGTAATCAAGTGCGAATTGGAATCAAGCGTGCCGTACACAGGTACAGTCACAGTCGAAAGAATCTCTCCCGATTTTGATGAGGGGAAAATTGTTGAAATGCAAAACCGTTTGTGGTGTTGCTCTTCGGAAAACAACGAAATATATTGTTGTAAACAAGGTGATGAGCGCAACTGGCAGGCATACAGTGACGGAATCAGTACAGACAGCTGGGCTATGACATGCGGTAAAGAAGGAAAGTTTACAGGGATTGCGACACGGGGCGACAGCATTATATTTTTCAAGGAGAATTACGCATTAAAAATCTATGGAACAAAGCCGAGCAATTTTACCCTTGCAGAATACAATGTTCCCGGTGTTGAGATTGGAAGCGAAAAAAGCCTTGTGAACATTAACTCAACCTTGTTTTATCTTGGGCATAACGGTGTGTATGCTTATCAGAGCGGTAGCTTGCCGGCACTCATCAGCGAAGAATCTTTGTGGGGACACAATTATAAGAACGCAGTCGGCGGTCGGCATGAAAATAAGTATTATATCTCCGCAGAAAGAGATGACGGAGAACATGAACTTCTTGTGTATGACACCGACAAAGGCTTGTGGCACAAGGAAGATGCCGCAAAGATGATTGACTGCACCACATACAACGGTGTTCTGTATTGGATTGATGAAACAAAAGAAAACATTATGTGTCCTGATAAAGCGGACAATCTTCTTGTTGACAATACGAAATATGAGTATCAACAGGAAGATTGCTTTGAGTGGTCCGCAGAAACGGGTGACCTTTACGACGGCGAATTTAATGTGAAAAATATCGGAAAAATTCGAATCGGCATTAAAGCCGAAAAAGGAGCAAAGGTCAGCTTGTTTGTGCAGTATAAGGACAACGGCGAATGGCGAAAAGTATCGGAAATGCTGTACAGCGAGAAAAAGCCGAGAGTATTCGCCGTAGCTTTACGCAGAGCTGAATATCTGCGCCTTAAACTTGTAGGAACAGGACAGGTCGAAATATACGGAATTGACATTGAGCACAGTAGAGGAAGTGATAAGCGTGGCAACATTTAAACTTGACCCACCGCCCTCAACGAATGACATAGGTGAGATGCGGAACTATCTAAACGATATGTACGAACAGTTAGCTTTTGTTTTAAGTAACATTGACAGCGACAACATAACAGATGATTTTCTTTCTGCAATCGGACAGTCACAAAAAGGAAGTGAAAAATAATGGCTTATACATACAAGGTTTACGGCACGGGCGATGTTGACAATGCGGTTAATAACTATAACCGTGTTGCCTCATCAGCTCCGACATATGCTGACAGCTACGACACAAGACAGGCTCGTCAGCAGGCTGACAACTACGCAAACTCATACACCGACAAAATCAATAAGGGATATACGAGCAAGTACAAGGGTACAATTGACGAGCTTGCAAATCAATATCAAAAAAATAAATTTGACTGGACACCCGAAAATTCTACGGAATATCAGCAAGCAAAAGAAAAATATACCCGTGAGGGCAAGGTTACACAGGAGAATGTGCAGGGAAGTTATGCCGGCAACACAGGCGGTTACAGCAATACATATTCACAGGCGGCTGGTCAAAAGGCATTCGGCGAGTATATGGACGAGCTTGCAAGTAAGGTACCAACACTCAAAAACGAAGCCTACAAGAGTTATCAGCAACAGCAGGAAGATACGCTGAACAGAATCGGTGTATTGCAGAACCTTGATAACACGCAATATCAGAGATACAGGGACAGCGTAACGGATGATTACGACTTTATGAACTACTACGAAAATAAGTACGGCACAAGCAAAGGCCTTAATATGAGTAACTTTCAAAACGAACTGGCTCACTGGCAGACACAAATGTCAGCGGCACAGAGTAATCTTTCTGACATTAGAAATCTTGCCGAGGCACAGTATGAACACAACACATTGAGTGCCGACACAAGGTCAAGTATTGACAGTCAGCGCAGACAGTCGGACGCTTATTACAATTATCTGAACAGTCAGCTGAAAATAAAGTGAGGTGAGAACATTGAGCGTGAACAGCGAAGAGAAAATTTATAATGACCTGATGAATGAAGTACCGAGTCAGACGGTGAGCGGTGACACTAAGCAGAGTGCCGCCGCTCTTGCGGGTGCAGAATCAACAGCGACAGGACAGGCTGACGATTATAAAAGCACTTACAGCGGTAAGTTAGATGACGCTATAAGTAACTATCTGACAGGCAGAGGATTTGAATATGACCCGATGCAAGACAAGGCATATCAGCAGTACAGAAAGGAATTTGCGCAGAATGCCGCTATGGCACGAGATACGAGCCGTAACACAGCTAATCAGCTTTCAGGCGGTTACAATCCTACCTATGCCGATACTGTCGCAAACGAGGTTTACAATGAGCGTATGGGCAATATAAGCGATGCAGAAAGTACATTTAGAGGACTTGCACAACAGGACTATCAAGCAAAACAGGAGAAAAACGCAAATGTGCTTAACCTCTATAACACGCTTGAGGGTACAGATTACAGCCGTAATCGTGACACGGTAGGAGACTACAAGAACTATCTTAATCTTCTTGCAAGCAGGTACTCAACCGACAGACAGGCAGATGTCAACCTTGACAGTGCTAATAATGATGTTTATTCCACCAAACTTAATGGAGCAGTAAATAATCTCTCATCAGCAAGAGCAGCAGACAGTCAACGCTATTTGTATGACACGGTAAGTGCAAATCAGCTTGCACAAAATGCACAGGCTGAAAGAGAAAACGCTCAGAAGATTGAGTATGAAAGAAATAAGGCGGCTTATACAGCCTACACTAAGGCTCAGAAAGCGGCCGAAAAAGCAAAAGCAAAGGCTGAGAAAAACAAAGGCAAAACAGAAAATGCAAATGCTGTATTTGCCTCAATGGGCGTTACGAAAAATGATTTTAAAAAGGGCACGGGCAACAAAGAGGACGGAGCGTTATACAAAGAAGGCGGTGCAGTCAATTACACCGTGTACGCTCAAACATACATTGACGAAAAGTATCGTGAGGGCTATATCAACGATGACGAAAGGGATTATCTATACAAGAAAATCGGCATAACAAGTGACGGAAGTAAGTATAACAGCGAACTTGCCGACAGTTACGCAACAACAATGGGACTTGATAAGCAGAAGAATAAGAAGTATATCAGAGGCAGTATTATTCAGGGACACAATATGGGACAGCTAAGTGCGGCAGATGTTGCATATCTCTCAGCCAAATACGGACTGTCACTTGACGACTAAGGAGTAAAACTATGGGTGAATTAAAAGATATAATCACAGGCAGGCAAAGCAGTAAGAAGTACCGCAAGGATAATTTTAGTAATGCAGGAACAAGAAGCGGAGATTTAGCAGGAAGGAATCTTGAACCTCAGCATAATTCTGAAATGACTATCAGACAAATTGTCAGAGGTGAAACAGAAGATACTACCGGCAACAATGACACAGGGACAACAAGTCCGAGAATTACTGTTAATGAAATGTTTAATATCATTAATCACAAGAAGAACAGCAACAATACTTCTTCAAGTACAGGTTCAAATATAAAATCCTTTTTAAACGGAAATTGGAATAAGGCAAACAGCTCCGCAGAGGATTTTAGAGCAGCAATTAAAAACCCGAACAAGTCTTTGAATGATAGAGTTAAAGGACTTACATACATGTATAATGCGGCGGTTGCAACAGGTGACACCAAAACAGCCGAGAAAATGCAGAAAGAATATGATGAACTTGCCGACAGGGTTAATAAGCAGACGGAAATAAACCGACAGAACGCTAAGGAATATGCTCACAGTCAATCTTTAAAAGGTATGACCGATGAAAGAAAAGCATTAGTTGATGAACGCAACAAGTATGCACTTGATAACGGACTTGTAACCTCTACAGGTATTGATACAAGAAAAAAGGATAAGTATAAAGTTTATTCAGAGTACAGTTCAAAAATTGATGAGCTTGACAAACAGATTGCAGAAAAGCAGAGAAACGGCGAGTATGATTTAAGTGATTCGCAGAAAGCTGTTCTTGCCGATATTGGCGACAAAGCAAACAAACTTACGGAAAGTTTTGAAAACAAATATAAAAACTCAACGCTTGAGCAGAGGCTTAATGCGAGATTGCACGCAACAACAAGTGAGCTTAACTGGCTTAATAAGCATATGTATGATAATTCATCAAGTAAGGAGTTGGAAGATTATAATAATCAGCTTAATAAAGAAGCTAACAGCTTGTGGAATCAGAGAGATGAAGAACAGGCATATAACCGGCTTAAAGCAATTGAAGATGAACAGGGAAAATTAAAAACTGCAATCGACAACGCAAAACTCTCTGAACAGAAGAAAAAAGAGTACGACGATATTGTTAATAACGACATCAAGGCAAAAACTGTTTTGCAGAAATATTATGCTTTGCAGGAGTATTTAAAAACAGATACCTCAGACGCTGACGAAGCTGATAATACTGATAACAGCTACATCAAAAAACTGTCTGAGAGCGAAAGAAATAAAATCAAAGCAGATTTCTTAAAACTTAAAGATAAAGGCTATAATACCGAATCCTTGTATAAATGGTATGCGAGAGAACAGGATGAAAAAAAGGCAGAGGATAACCTTGACCGTATAAAAATGTATGCAAAAAAACATCCCGTTATTGCTTCCGCAAACAGCATAGGTCAGAAATTTGTCGGAGGCGTACCCGATGCAATTCAATATATTTCGGCTAACATTGATAAAAAATATAACGGCGGTGACGGTTATATAAATCCTGACACTACCGAGACAGCAAAAAGTGAAGCAATAAGGCAATCAGTTTCCGAAAAAATCAACAATGATTTCGGCTCTTTGCTCTATACCGCAGGTATGGGAATTGCTGATTCAACTATCAATATGGTTATGAATAAGTTTATTCCCGGTGGTTCGACAATGGGTTTAACTTTGCTTGGTACTTCTGCGGGTGTAAGCGGTGTTAATGAAGTTATTGAAAACGGCGGTTCAATTGAAAATGCAGTGACAACTGGAGTAGCCAACGGCATTGCTGAAGCTTTGTTTGAGAAAATATCGCTTGAACAGCTTTCAGCGTTTAGAGCAAGCGGAAAAAGCACATTTCGTGCGGCTGTCGGCAATGTGCTTAAAGGTGCATTTACGGAAGGCTCGGAAGAGGCTTTTACCGACCTCGCCAACCGCTTGACTGATGACGCAATAAACAAGGATTTATCTTCATACAACCTTTCAAAGAAAAATTATATGGAACAGGGAATGAGTGAGGCTGAGGCGGAGAATGCCGCAAGCTGGGACTTTTGGAAGAATGTCGGACTTGATTTTGCCGGCGGTGCAATATCGGGCGGTGTGCTTAACCTTGCTACCGCAGGTGTCAATCTTGCAGGTGCAAAAATTGATATGGCTCAAAATAAAGAGAGCAACGCACAAATCGGTAAAGCTGTTATGGCCGATGAAAACTTTGACCTTGATTTACTCATCAGGCAAGGACTGGCAACCGACAAAAACGATAAGGCATACAACTATGCTAAACATATGCAAAAACTTGTTGAAACCGATAACGAGGGAAAAATCAGTGCCGGAGATGTCGGCAACCTTATGTATCTTATCAACAGAGAGGTTGCCAAAAATCCCGAACTTGTAAACAAAATTGCGCAGGTTAAAAAGCAGAATACACAAGAGCAAGGCAATAAGACTGTTAATGCTCAGAACGAACAGAACCCTACACAGCAGAACACGGCTCAGAACGGACAGCAGAACGCAGAACAGGCACAGGCAAACACTGTAATAAATGCAACAAAAAAAGCCGATACAGAGGCTATCGGCAAAATGTACGGTGTATATGCATTTGGCAAGAAGCACCCAAACGGCATTATCGCAACAGATACTTCAACAGGCAAGGTTGTCAAGGTGGCACTAAAGAGTCTTGAAAGCTCATCTAAAATCAATCGCAGTGACGACGAAAATACACTTGTATTCAATACCAATGACGGCAAGCAGGTTAATGCGGACAGCATAACATTCTCTGACAGTCAGCTTGATACGATTGTTCACAGCGCAAATGAATTTGATACATACGGCGCAAGGAACTATATTTCAAATTTTGAGGAGTGGAGAGAAAGTCCGCAGGCACAGAAAATGACTGATGACGAAATGCTCTATAAATATAACAAAGCATATTCAGCCGCATACAGCTTTGGCAGAGAGGGGGTTAAACTTGATTCACTCAGAGAAACTTCTGAATATAAAATTCTTAAAAACATTCTCGGTGAACAGATTGTAAGTCAGGCATTGAGCACCGGCAGAAGAGATGTTGACATTAACACTCAACACCATGCCAACAGACTGACCGAGTTAATCAACCGCAACGGCAGAGCAGACACAAGCGGTGTGGGCGTGTATGCAGACAGCGGAACGGAAGTCTCACACATTCCGCAGGAGCTTATTAATACACTCGGCAACCTTGCAACAAAGACGGGCAGAAACATTATTATCTCAGACCGCCTTGCAGACGGAGTGAACGGTGTTGCAAAAGACGGCAATATTATCCTCAGTTCAGAAATCAGCAGTCAGAAAATTCTTGCCACAGCTTTACATGAAGCCGGACATATGATTAAGAAAACCAACCCGACCGAGTGGCGAACATTGAGTGACTTTGTAGCTGACTACCTTGTACGCAAAGGTGTTGACCTTAACAAGATGATTGACCGCACTATTGAGAGGTACGGCAACCGTTTGCAGGCCGACGAACACGAAAACACAAGAGATGCCGCACTTGAAGAAATCGTGTGTGACACACTTATGAGCATTGCCTCAGATGAAAAGGCTCTCAATATTGCCCTTGGCACAAAGCAGAACAAGGCTAAAATTGCAGCGGCAATTAAATCTTTGATTGCAAAAGTAAAGGATTGGCTCATTGACAAAAGCGCAAACTACGGAGCAAAAGCATTTGCCAAAGACCTTGAAGCTCTTGAAAACCTCGCCCACAGATTTTCAGAGGCGGCAGATACTGCAAAAGAAAACATTACCGACCAAACAGAGGTTCAGAACGGTGAGAAGATTGATGTTGAGAAATATTCAATGGGAAGTACCGACAACATAGTACAAGCGGAATTTGAAAAGAAAGTTGATGAAATTGAAAAAAACACCTACAACAGTGATAATGTTGTAATTATGGGTATTACACCTAATATTTTACAAAAAATCGGATTAGCACCATTACCTCTTGCTATGACTAAAAATCATATTTATTCTGTCGCAGTATCAGATACAAGAGCAAAAAGTGAGGGGAGATATCATAAAAATACCAATTATCACAATTTAGGTTTTGATGCCGTAAAAGATATTTACAATAAAATTTCTGATCCGCTTATGGTAATAGCTCACCCTGATTTTGCGGTAAAGAAAAATAAGAGCAAAGACAGCACCCATAAAGTAGTTGTTTTAGTTGATTTATCAGTTGGCGGAAAACAGGTAATTGCACCGATAACTGTTGATTATGAGGGAATGTACAATAACACACACATAGATGTTAATCTTGTTGCAACATATTTTGATAAGGATAATATCAACGATTATATAAAAGAAGCCATTGCTTTGGAAACAATGGGCAAAACAGGATTCTTTTATTTAGACAAAAAAAGAACCCAGAATATTTTTAAGAAGTCAGGGTACCAAT